TAGTTGGAGATGCTAATTGTCATTTTGTTTTAGGTGGTTCACCTACTGCAAGTGCAACATCAGCTTTATTACCATCTGGTGAAATAGAAATGTTAAAAGTTTCACCTGGCGAAAAGATTGCAGTATTTCATGGTTCATCTACAAATGTATATGTTACTGAAATGAGTGCTTAGTGGCTAAACAAAAGTTTACTCACTTTGTTCCAAGAGATAAACCACCAAAAAGACCTGGTTGTCATAAAAAATCTTTAAACAAAAGTGAAAAACTTCAAAAGAAACTAACTAGATACAAAGGTCAAGGCAGATGAAAAAAGATGTAACTATTGATGGTCTAAAAAAAGAAACATTTTCTTTAGACGAAATGGAAAATAAAATTGTTGTAAATGAAGAAGTTAATATAGATCCTCATTTAAAACATAATAAAATATTATTAAATCAAGATGATGGTTATTCAAAATCAAGAGATTTAAAAAGAGTAGCTAGTATTCCAACTTTAGCTTTAAGTGTCTGGGCAAAAGAGTATAATGGTGATAATAATTGGTTTGCACTTCCTAGAGAAGTTCAAAATAAAATATTAAAAACAAAATTAAATAGTAATGAGTTTCAATATTTTAAAACAGCAGAAGGTAAATTATAATGGCATTAGCAACTTACGCAAATTTAAAAACATCAATAGCAAACTGGTTAAATAGAACTGATCTTACAACTGAGATAGCTGAAGATTTTATTGTTTTAGCTGAAAAAGATTTTAATTCTAAATTAAGAATTGGTAGAATGATAGAATCAAATGCTTCATTTACTATTGATTCTGAAACAGAAACTTTACCAACAGGATTTTTACAAGTTAGAGATTTTTATATTTTAGAAGGTGGAACTAAACATGCTTTAGAATATATTACACCTGCTCAAATGGATCAAATTAGAGGTAGCTCAACTACTGGAATGCCAAAAACATTTACAATACTTGGTGATAATTTTAGATTTGCTCCAATCCCTTCAAGCTCTTACACAGGAGTTATAAATTATTATAAAGAATTTACTGCTTTATCAGATTCAAATACTTCTAATTATATCTTATCTAATCACCCTTCAATTTATTTATATGGTTCTTTATATCATGCTGCTAATTTTTTAGGTGGTATTGAACCAAGACAAGTCCAACAATGGCAACAACAATATGTAACATCTCTTGAAAGACTTGAAAGAAATGACAGAGAAGATCAATATGGTAATGCACCTTTACAACAAAGAGGTGATGTAACTGTTTCTGGTGCTTTTAATGATGTATCAAGAATTATAACAAGTAACAATGGATAAACAACATGATAGATAAAAGAGAAAAAAAATTAATAAAAAAACACTCTCCTCATCATAGTAAAAAACACATGAGTATAATGCTTAAAGAAATGATACAAGGAATGAGTTTTAAAAAAGCTCACAAAAAAGCTATTAAAAAAGTAGGAAAATAATGCAGATACCTTTTGGCGAATGGCTACCAGATCAACCAGAACATAATAATCCTGGTGCTAATGTAGCTAACAATGTTTATTATGCTTTAAATTCTTATAAAAGATTTCCTTCATTAGTTAATTATTCTACAAATACTATTACAAAAGATTCAAGAGGTGCAGGTTCTTTTAGAGATAATGCTAATACTGTATTTAATTTTGTAGCAACACAAGATACTCTTTATGAATTAACTGGTGGAGCATTTACAGAAAGAGGAGCAAGTGGAAAAGTATTAAATAATTCTTTTGCAACTTGCACAATTACAGTTTCTGATTATGCAAATATTGGTGCTGGTAAAACTATTACTTTATCTAAAAATGATGGATCAACAATTGTATTTACATCAGTTACAGGATCACCTTCTACAAATCAATTTCAAGTTCAAACAAATAATAATACCACAGCAACTAATTTAAAAAATACAATTAATGGTCATGCTGATTTTTCAGCAACAGTATCAGATGCAGTAGTAACAGTAACAAGAGCAACTGTTGGTAGAGAAAATTTAACTAATGTATCTTCTGATACTGCAAGACTAACAACAACTAATTTTGTCGGTGGAACTCCTTTAACTGGAGATGCTACTGATTATATAACTTTTACTCAATTTGGAAATTATGTAATTGTTAGTAATGGTGTAGATGCACCTCAATTTTATTTAATGGGAACATCATCTGCTTTTGCAAATCTTTCAACTATTGGAACATCAGGTACTGTACCAGTATTTAGATGTTCAGGTGTTATAAGAGATTTTTTAGTAACAGGTAATCATGTTGGTGCATCCAATAGAATACAATGGTCAGGAATTAATGATATTACAACTTGGGAATCAGGTACTAAACAATCAGACTTGCAAGACCTACCAGGATCAGGTGGACAAATTGTTCACATAACTTCTGGAGAGATTGGTTATGTATTTAGACAAAATTCTATAATTCGTATGGATTATGTCGGTGGTGCAACAGTATTTAGGCTATCAATGATTTCACCTAATAGAGGTGCAGTATATGGAAGAACAGTATGCCAAGATAATCGTAGAGTTTTCTTTTATGCTGATGATGGATTCTTTGAAGTTAATGGAGATCAAGTTACAGCAATAGGTGCAGAGAAAGTAAATAGATTTTTTGATTTAGATTTAAACAAAGCATTCTCTGATAGAATAGTTGCAGCTACAGATCCTTTTAATCAATTAGCAATTTGGTTATATCCATCTTCTGCTGATACATCTAATACTACTGGAATTTGTGATAAAGTTTTAATTTATAATTATGCTACTCAAAAATGGTCAACTGCTACTACCAATGCTAGTACAATATTTTCTCAATTTGTTGGAGCTTATACAGTAGAACTTATGGATATTATTTCAGAAAACTTAGATAATATTAATATATCACTAGATACTGATTTTTGGTCTGGTGGACAATTATTACTTGGTGCAATAGATAGTGATTATAAAGCTGCAATTTTTTCAGGTACAGATAATATTGGAGAAATAGAAACTACAGAATTAGAGTTGTTTCCAGGAACAAGATCGTCTATAATAGGTGTAAGACCTATAGTAGATGCAACAGCTACAGTTACTTTAAAAACTAGAGATAGACTTGCTGATAGTGCTACAGAATCAACTTCTTCAAGCATGAACTCAACAGGTATTAATCCAGTAAGACAATCTGGAAGATATGTTAAAGTTAATGTTAAAATACCAAGTGGAGGAGCTTGGAAAGATGCACAAGGAATAGATTTAGTTGCATCAAGATCAGGGTTGAGATGACAGATAAAACTGATATAGATAATGTTAGATACAGTTTTGAAACACAAGAGTTTTTTCAAAGACAAATTGAGGAAGCTATTAACGCATTAATAAATGAAAAAAATCAAGAAAATAATAAAGCATTTGCTTGGTTCTTAGGAGATTAAAATGGCAGGTATAAAAGATTATTCCACAACCCAAGCAAGTAATACTGATCTTAATGGTATTTCTACTGCTGAAGGAATGCTACCTTCTAATCTAAACAATGCAATTAGAGCATTGATGAAAAATACTAGAGAATGGTTTAACGATAGTCAATGGGTAGAGTATGGAGATGGTTCAGGTGCTTACACAGCAGCTTATGTAAGTGGTACTGCATTTACAATTGCAGGTGTTGATGTAACTTCTTTTTATCATGCAGGAAGAAGAATAAAATTAATTGCAGCAACTCCTGGTACAATTTTTGGAACAATTAGTTCATCATCATTTTCAACAAACACAACTGTTAATGTAACATGGGATTCAGGTTCATTATCAAGTGAAGCTATAACTAATGTTTTTGTAGGTGCTTTATCAAAAACTAATTCATCTATTCCTACAGAAATTATTGGCACAACTAATATTGCAGATAGTGCTATAACTTCAGCTAAAATTGCTAATAGTACAATAGTTGCAGATGACTTAGCATCAAATGCAATTACAACAGCTAAAATTACAGATGGAAATGTTACTCAAGCTAAACTAGCATCAGACTCAGTAAATGGAACTAAAATTGCTGACGAATCAATAAATTCAGAACATTATGTAGATGGTTCTATAGACACAGCTCATGTTGCAGACTCACAAATTACTCTTGCTAAACTTGCAAGTGATTCAGTTAACTCATCTAAAATTGTAGATGACTCAATAGTAAATGCAGATATAAATTCTTCAGCAGCAATAAACTTTTCTAAAATGGAAAATCTTACTACTGCAAGAGCTTTAGTATCTGATGGTAATGGAGATGTATCTGTTAGTGCTGTTACATCAACTGAAGTAGGACACTTAGATGGAGTAAGCTCAAATATTCAAACACAACTAGATGCTAAAGGTGCGTCTAATGCTAATTTAGTAGCGATTGGTGATTTAGCAAAAACAGATGGTAATTTAATTGTTGGTAATGGATCAACTTGGGTAGCTGAAAATGGAGCTACTGCTAGAACTTCTTTAGGACTTGGTTCAATTGCAACTCAAGCTGCTAACAATGTTTCAATATCTGGTGGAGCTGTAACAGGATTAGGATCTCCATCTGCCAATTCAGATGCAGCAACTAAATCTTATGTAGATGACTTAGTAGCTGGATTAAGAACTAGAGTTATTGCAGAATGTGCTTCAACATCAAATGTAAATATATCAAATGCTTTAGAAGCTGGAGATGCTATTGATGGTGTAACCTTAGTTGCTGGTGATAGAGTTCTTTTAAAAGATCAAAGTACAGCTACTGAAAATGGTTTATACCTTGCGGTAAGTTCTGGTGCATCATCAAGAGATCCTGAACATGATAGTATTGCAGAATTATCTGGTGGTATGGTTGTAGTTAATCAAGGTACTGCAAATGATAATAAAATATTTTTATGTACGACAGACAGTAGTGGATCATTAGGATCAACAAATATAACTTATACTACAATTACTCCACAAAATGTTGGAACAGTAACTTCAATAGCAACTGGTACAGGAATTGATGGGGGTACAATTACATCTTCTGGAACAATAGCAATTGATTCAACTGTTGCTACACTTTCTGGTACACAAACTTTAACAAACAAAACTTTAACTACTCCTAAAATTGGTACTTCTATTTTAGATACTAATGGAAATGAATTAGCTAAATTAACAGCAACTGGTTCAGCAGTAAATGAATTTACAATTGCAAATGCTGCAGCAAGTGGTAGTCCAACTTTATCAGCAACTGGTGGAGATAGTAATATTGATTTAGATTTATTAGCTAAAGGTACTGGTCATGTAACTATTAGAGGAAACTCTAATGTAGGTACACTTCAATTTAATTGTGAAAACAATTCACATGGTCAACAACTTAAAGCACAACCTCACTCTGTAGGTAGTTCAGCAGTATCAACTTTACCTAATGTAACTGGAGAATTAATTTCTGGAGATGCTTCTGGTAATGTAGTTACAACTGGTGATGTAACTTTAGCAAATAATAAAAAAGTAATTTTTGGTGATGCTGCAGAAAATATAGTAGGTGATGGAACTGATTTAACAATATCTTCTAGCAATGAAATAAATACTGTTTCTGCTGGAACTGGTAATAATTCTACTTTACTAACTTCTGCTGGAGGTATTTATTTAGATGCCAATGGAAATGCTATTAGATTAGATGCTACAACAACTGTAAATTTATATCAATCTGCAACTCTTTATGGAAGTTTTAATCATTCTAGTACCAATTTTGAAGTAATATCAAAAGTTAATAATGGAGATTTAAAATTTAAAGGTCAAGATAATGGATCAGAAATTACAGCTTTAAATTTAGATATGTCAAAAGCTGGAGCAGCTACTTTTAATGCAGCAGCTAATGTAACTCAACAAGCATTAACTTCTTCATCAAATGCTGTAGCTTGGGATGCAACAGAAAAACCAAACGCAGTTCATATAACAACAGAAAACACAACCTTTGCCGCACCAACTAATAATGTTGAAGGTGCTTTTATTGCTTTAGAAATTAATTATAACGGTTCACACACTATTGCTTTTAATACTGTATTTGAATTTGCAGCATCAACTGCACCAACATTCACAAGTGCAGATGGTAAGACAGACATATTAGTATTTAGATACAATGGTGCTGTATGGCAAGAAGTTGGTAGAACATTAAACCTAAGTGAGAGTTAAAATATGTACGCAATAGTAACAGATAACGAAATAACAAAATTTATTAACCATCCTAAATCTATGGTTATAGGTGATGTAAGATACCCTGCTAAAATATTTTCTGTATGGTCAGCTTCTGAATTAAATGCCATAGGTATTTATGAAGTAGTATTTGATAACAGTAATAAAAAAGATGAACAATGGTATATTAATACTAATCAATCTTATGATTTTGATGGTAATGAAGTTACTGCTTCTTATGGTGCTGCTACACCTAAAGCTCATGCAGATAGTTTATGGACACAAGATGAGATTAATGATGGAGATGCACCAGAAGGTATTTCACCTGGAGATGTAAAAGTTGAGGGTTTAAAAACAGTTTTAATTAAAGATTTAAAAACAACAGTTGCTAATGAACTTGCTAAAACAGATTGGTACATAACTAGAAACACAGAAAAATCTACTGCTATACCAAGTGCTATATCTACTCACAGAGATGCTGTTAGAACTAAACAAGCAAGTATGGAAACTCAAATCACTAACGCAAGTGATACTCCAGCTCTTGAGACTTTATACACATACACTACAACAGATGGTGTTCAATCAAGACCATTAGGCGAACTTCCAACATTGGAGAGTTAATGATTATTCTTGGAACTAACTCCATAAAAGACACAGGATTTGATGTAGCTAACTCATTAAGGTTTAATACTGGCAGTAGTGATTATTTAAATAGAACTGCAACAAGTGGAAACAGACAAGTTGCAACATTTTCTGGTTGGTTAAAAAAAGGTAGTAATGGTGTTGATACAAATAGAGTATTTTTAGAATATAATAGTGGTACTAATTATTTTGAAATTAGATGGAGAGATGCTGATAATTTACGAATTTATGAAGAATTAAATGGTGGTACTGGTTTTGAATTAATTACCAATAGATTATTTAGAGATCCCTCTGCATGGTATCATATTGTAGTGGCAATAGACACTACACAAGGAACTGCCGCAAATAGAATTAAATTATATGTAAATGGAGTTCAAGAAACTTCTTTTGCTACTGAAACTTATCCATCTCAAAATTACAATGTTCAAATGAATGTAGCTAACAAAGCTGTACAAATTGGTGCTTATTCATTTTCTGGATCAAATTATTTTAATGGTTACATGTCAGAGATGGTATGGCTAGATGGAACTGCTGCAGCAATAACTGATCTAGGAGAATTTGACGAAGATAGTGGAATATGGAAACCAATAAATGTATCTGGTTTAACATTTGGCAACAATGGATTTTATTTAGACTTTGAAGATAGTTCAGCTTTAGGAAATGATGCCGCTGGTTCTAATAACTTTACAGTTAATAACCTTACAGCAATAGATCAGTCAATAGATAGCTGCACAAATAATTTTGCAACATTAAATCCTTTAGCTGGAAGAAATAATCCTAATGCCTATTACGCAACTTTTTCTGAAGGAAATTTAAAACTTGTAGGAAATAGTTCTACAAATAATGGAAACGCATTTTCAACAATGGCATTTAATACTGGTAAATGGTATTGCGAAGTAAAAATGGTTGACGCAGACAATAGTCTTTTTCCATGTGTTGGAGTTATAACAGAAGATTTAGTAGCTAGTGCTAATAGTCCTAGTAATGCTGGACAAATAGGTCAAAATGACTCTGATACAGTTGCTTATGCTCCTGATGGAGAAAAAGTTGTTGGTGGAACTGAAAGTTCTTATGGAGATACATTCACAAATAATGACATAATAGGTATTGCAATAGATTGCGATAATGGAGCAGTTTATTTTTCTAAAAATGGAACTTTTCAAGCATCTGGCGATCCAACATCAGGTGCAAGTAAAACAAATGCTGCTATGACATTTACACCAGGTAAATATTATTTTTTTGGTGGTTCTGTTTATAAAAATACTAATGACATAGAGTTTAATTTTGGTTCTCCACCTTTTGCAATCTCATCAGGCAACACAGATGGTAATGGCTATGGAAATATGGAATTTTCAGTTCCAAGTGGCTACTATATTTTGAATAGCAAGAACCTAGCGGAGTATGGATAATGGCTTATACAACAATAGACAAACCATCAGATTATTTTAATACACTTACTTATACTGGTAATGGTGGTACAAATAATATTACAGGAGTTGGATTTACTCCTAATTTTGTATGGTTTAAATCCAGAGGTGATGCTGATGACCACAACCTTTACGATACAATAAGAGGTGCAACTAAATTTGTTGAAACAAATACTAGTCTTGGTGAACAAACTCAATCAAATGGATTAACAGCTTTTGGTTCAGATGGTTATACTCTTGGGGATTTTAATGTAGGAAATCGTAATAATGGTAATATAGTAACATGGAACTGGAAAGCTGGAACATCATTTACCAATGACGCAAGTTCAACAGGAATAGGAACTATTGATAGTGCTGGAAGTGTAAATACTGATGCTGGATTTAGTATAATTTCTTATACTGGAACTGGAACTGCTGGTACTTTTGCTCATGGACTTAATGCTGTGCCTAAAATGATGATATTAAAAAGACTTGATGGTAGTGGTTGGAGTTGGATAGTTTATCAGCACACTATGGGTAATAATTATAGAGCAGTATTAAATAATACTGGTGCAAAAGAAGCTCAGGATTATTTTCAAAATACATCACCAACATCCACAGTATTTTCTATAAAAACTAATGGTAATGTTAATGGTAGTAGTGGAAATTATATAGCATATTTATTCGCAGAAAAACAAGGCTACTCAAAATTTGGAAGCTACTCAGGAAATGGAAGTACAGATGGAACATTTGTTTATACTGGACAAAAAAGTGCGTTCATTATGATTAAACGAACAAACTCTACATCTAATTGGAGAATATTTGATAATAAAAGATTAGGTTATAATTCTTCAAATAGTCAACTTTATCCTAACCTTTCTAATACAGAAGATACTGGAACTAACCTAGATATTTATAGTAATGGTTTCAAACTTTTATCAACAAGTGGCGATATAAATAATGGAAGTGGAACATACATCTACATGGCTTTCGCAGAAAATCCATTCGTAACATCAACTGGTGTACCAGCAACTGGGAGATAATTATGGCAAATTTATATAAAAACTCAATGTTTGATTTAACAACTACTAATAGTACAGTTGTTTATATCTGTCCTACAAACAGAACAGCTTTAATTAAAACTATACAAGTAACAAATATTCATAGTGGAGCTAATGAAATAGAAGCATTCACAACAGACGCATCAAATTCTGGTGCAGTACATGAAATATCTCATATATCTTTAGCATCAAAAACAACTGAAAATTTAGCTAAAGGTACTATAGTTTTAGAATCAGGAGATACTTTAAAATTAAAAGCACAAACTGCTGACGATATAGCAGGGATAGTATGTGTATTAGAAATATTTGACGAAAAGAGTGCGTAATAATATATTGTTATTAATCATTTTTTAATGTATTTATGGAATTAGTACAAATACCAATTAAAGAACTTGATAAAGTTTGGGGTATGGTAGAAAAAAATATCAAATCTGCTTTAGCTTACTCAGGTCAACTTACCGATTCAGATTTTGTTTACGACCTAGCTAAACAAGGTAAATTTCAAGTTTGGGTTATTTGGGATAAAAACCAAAAGAAAACAAATGATAAATATTTTGGTGTTGTAGTTACTGAAATAATAAAAAGAAAACATGGTAAAGTATGTCATGTCTATATTGTAACTGGAAGGCAAATGTCTAAGTGGCAACATCTTATAAGTAGAGTTGAAGAATTTGCTAAAGACGAAGGTTGCAAAATGATGGAACTAATTGCTAGACCAGGTTGGCAAAAAGTCTATAATAATCATGGTTACAAAAGAACCCATGTTGTTTTAGAAAAACAAATTAAACAAGAGGATAAAATATGAGTTTTGGCGGAGGATCATCAGGCGGTGGAAACACACAAACAACACAAGGGGTAACACCTTATGCAGCAGCAGAACCTGCTTTAGGACAAATACTTTCAGAAGCTACAAATTTATATGGTCAAGGTGTAGGTGCAACAGGATATGTTCCACCATCACAACAAACTTTAACAGGACTTGCAGGACAAGAAGCATTAGGTACAGCAGCACAACAACAAATGGCTGCAACACTTGGTGGACAATATTTAAATCCTTTCCTTTCACCTTTATTACAAAAAACTGCTGGAGATGTTTATACTAATGTAGCACAACAATTTAGTGGTGCAGGTAGAACACCAGGTTCTCCAATGATGCAAAATCAAGTAGTTTCTCAAGTAGCACAAGCTGCATTACCTTTAGCATTTCAAGAGTATGGTCAAGAAAGAGGTAGACAATTAGGTTTAGCTACTCAAGTACCTGGTCTAACTCAAACAGGAGCTCAATTAGAAAATATTCAAAGACAACAACAACTAGCTCCACTACAAGCATTACAACAATATGCAAGTTTAGCTACTCCAATAGCAAGTGGATTTCCAACAACAACTGCTCAATCTCAAACACAAGCTAATCCATTCTCAACTGCTTTAGGTGGTG